ATTATCTGATTCAGTCCATTTAGAGTGTTGCATCTTCCATACCTGCTACACGTAGTTTAACTACGTTAGTAATTTGCCATTGTTTTTGATCAAGTGCTTTAAGTACACCTAACCATTTATTGCGTAGTAATGCAAATTCGTTGATAATCTTTTCGTAGTCAACAACGTCTGATTCGCCGTCGACGTATTTTTCAACGTCTCGGCTTGACAGAGCTCGTTGATAGTTTTCGAGATATTTTTTGAAAAATGAGCTACGCAATCTGCGTAGCTCAATATTTAGGTAATTAAGAATCGCTTCAATCTCTTGCAGTTGATTAAAACGCTGTTCAACAATGCCGGGCATGGCCGCCGCGGCACGTTCAACATTACCAGAAAGTTTACATTCTACTCGTGCATCTTCTAGTTCTGCATTAAAGAATGCAATAGCATCAGGGATTTTTGAGATATCTCGTGATACTGTGCTATACCAACCCATTAATCATCCCATTCATCATAGTCGTCTTCGTCATCTACATCAGAGTCTAAATAATATTCAATTGCTTGATCTAAATTATCATCAACATCTAAACATTGTTGAAATGTATGATCAGAAACACCATAGTCTGCTAATACATCAACAAACTTTTCTGCCACAATTTCAATATGTTTTTTATCAATTGAATCTTTAAACACCATCCATATATCTACAATCTGACTGCTATCCATGTACTTCCTCCGTTGTTGGCTCAGTTGCGGTATTTACCTCATCTTGTTCAACAACGGGCGTTTGTGATTCTTTTGCAAGATAGTCTAGCATAACTTTATCAAGCAGTTCGCCGTTCCAATTTTTACGATATTCAAGCAGTTCTTCACCATCTAGTGTAGTGTACTTCAAACGGTTGCCGCTTTTTTCAATAACGCCTTTTGCTTCAAACAATTCAAGCAAGCCGCTATATGGGTTCATACCTGTTTCGTATGGAATCTTAACTTGTACACCTTCAAACGGTTTAGCATAACGTGTTTTCATAACCTTACAAGCGGCACGAATACCACGTACTTCACTAATTTTGTTACCATCTTCATCTTCTTTTAGTTTCAACTTCTTCATTGCAACTACAATAGATGATGCATAGATAAAGCCTTGACCGCCTGAAATTTTATCATCCGGGTCAAACATATCTTGCGATGCGTAAGTGTGGTTAGTTGCTACTAAGCCAACATTATGTGAACCAAACATATTAACAGTATTACGTACAAGTGCAGTTAGTGCTTTAGGCTTACGACCCATATCGCCTTTCATATCACCCTTGTTAAACTGATCTACGTCTGTAGGTGTTAGCAACATACCCAGTGAGTCAACAACAAACAGTACCTTAGGACGGTCTTCTTCTGCCATTGCTTTGTAGTCTGCCATAAACGTACTAATAGTCTTTGCTACGTCATCAATCATTGACATGTTAAGTTTTAGTAGTTTATCTTCTGAAGTATCTACATCAAGTGCTTGTAGCCATGCTTCGTCAAGTGCGTTCTCTGAGTCAATAAGAACTACAAAGATTCCTTGATCTTGTGCTGACTTAACAATGTTGCCTGAACAAATGTATGATTTACCTGCACCAGACTCACCTGCAAATACAGATACCTTGCCTAGTGGAATACCTTTGTTCCAGTCACCTGAAATAAGATAGTTGAGTGCATAGTTGCCTGTGCTAATCCAATCAGTTGGGTCATTGAACCCTGCACTCATGCCTGTAATGGATTTTGTAAGCGATGTCCTAAACTTAGTAGGATCAAATGCTTTAGTTGCCATATGTATCTCCTAATCTAAAAAGCAATGGGGGATTGCTCCCCCATATAATTTGTTACTGTCCTTGACGGTTTCTAATCATTGCTAGAATGTCTTGTGCATTACCTTCTGCAGGAGCCGCTTCAGCCGCAGGTGCTGCCGCTGGTGCTTCTTCTACTACAGGTGCTGCCTCAGGTGCTGGTGCAGGAGCAGGAGTAGTAGCCGCTGGTGCTACTGGATCGCCTGTACGTGCCGCCATACCTGCTGGACGGAAGTATTGTCCCCAACGGTCCATGTCAAATGCTTCACCGTCTACTGACGCTTCAAACATTTCTTGCATGACCTTAAGTTCTACTTCACCTGGCTTTTTAGGTAGGAAGTCATTTAGATTAAACAAGCCGTTGTTGTTAACTGCATTCATTTCTGCATCAGTTAGTGGACGCTCTCTACGAGCCCACTGTGAAGTAGAGTAGTCTGCGTATCCGCCTTTTGAAGTTTTGTTAAGACGGAAGTCAACACCAGCAGTATAATCTGTTGGCAATTCTTCCATATCAGGATCCATAAGAGCCTGTTTAATGATTTGGAAGATTTGAGGACCAATAATAAATCTACGGATTGGATTTTCCGGAGTAGTATCCTCTGCAATTGGATTGTCAGTTACAAAGCCTTGGAAAATATAAGAACGTTTTTTCCAGTACTTACGACCCATATCTTCTAGACTTGGATCTTTAAACCAGCCACGTACTTCATTAAGAATGTTACATGTCTCGCCGTACATTTCCATACACGGAATTTGTACTTGTACTGGCTTGCTACCAGTTTCACCTTTCACACCTGCGAAAGGAAGTTTAATCATCAAACGTTCTACCCAAAAGAACGTATTATCTGCGTTGCCGTCTGGCAAGAAACGCATAGTAGAAGTTTCACCTTCTTTCATGTTCCAAAATGGGTAAATTGCGTTGTCGCCGCCGCCTGAAGAATTACCTGATGAACGGTTTTCTTGTTCTTTGAGCTTTGCTCTGATTTCTGCTAATGATGCCATAGTTATGCCTCCTTAAATTATTGCCTATGTCTATGTGCCTTTAAAGTGTATAGCACATACTGTATACTATACACTCTTAAGATCAAAAGTCAAGTGTTTTTTTGACTTTTTTTGCCTTTTTATTAAAGATTCGCCAATTCGCGAATTCTATTGAGCTCGTTTGAGCTCTGATTCATCTCAACAAACTTGTGTTGTACTGCTTCGATGAACTTTTCTGCTACAGGAACGTATTTGTCACCGTAGTCTTTTTCTACCATTGTTAGAACTGCTGTTTCACCTTTAGGGAATGATCCAGTTTCTCTATCAAAGTAAGAAAGAATAAATTCTGTTACTGGTACTTTAGCATCTCCGCTTTCTTGTAGTGATGTACCTGTTGGTTGTGGATCAATGTCATCAAATAGTAGTCCAAAGAACCATTTAATAACACGAAGACCGCCGATAATTGTTAAAAGTACTAGTCCTAGTGGCAACCAGTTTTGAGCCGCAATTTTTGCAATTTGGCTGATTGTGCTACCTTCAAATGATGGTAGAGCATCTTGTAGTTTCTTAGCCGCATCGCTTTGTGTTACTGCCTCAATGCCTGACTTGGCTAGATCGGTTGCTTTATCCATTGCACTGTCTAAGCCGCCGGTGCCGCCTGTAACTTGATTAGCAACATCGTCAACTTTGCCTGTAACTGCACCAACTGCTTGGTTGACCTTGTTAGCAATGCTATCGTTTGCTGTAGCAATCGTATTTTGTAAAGTGTCGAGCTTATCGCCAACTGCTCCAATATTATCTGAAATGCTATCTTTCAAATCGTTTTGCATATATTTTGCCGCACCAATAGTTGCACCAGTTGCCACAAGTGGTGCCGCAACGTTTGATTTTCCAATAGCACTTGCCGCTTGGCCAGCACCTTTGGCCAACCCCTTGGCAGCATCACCTGCTACTTTACCTGCGGCCGATGCCGCATCACCTGCTACTTTACCTGCGGCCGATGCCGCATCACCTGCTTTGCCAGTCACTTTTGAAATAAATGATTGACTTGGCATTTCAATACCTTTGTCAATTGTTTTACCTAATCCCGGAGCAACTTCGTCAGCTTTCTTTTGAGCCGCATCGACTGCAATTTTGTTAATATCTGCAAGTGCGTCTGCTTGTTGTGCTGTATCTGGAGCACCTTTTGGAGGTGTACCGTCGGCTGCTTTACCTGCCACACTTGCCGCATCGTCAGCACCTTTGCCAAATGCTTTGCCAATTGCGTCAATAGCGTTCTTGCCTGCTTTAGCAGTTTTGCTTAAAATAAAACTAAGTCCGCCTTCGTTAAGTTGTGCTTCAGCTAGTTGCGATTCGCTTAAACTAGAAGTATATGCTTTCCATAACTTTGTATGGCTCATATTGTTAAATTGCTCTAGTGTTGTTACGTTTTCGATAACAAAATCAATGTAGTCTTTCTTTTCTGTCTTGTGTTCTGCAAAGTTACCTAAACTTTCATCGAACATCTTGTCAAAATCGGGATTCATGTTTTCTCCTTTTGTTGCGTCTGTTAACTCTTCTAAAGATAGTTCTTTTGTCTTGCTGTTCTCACTTACTAGTTTATAGATATAAGGAAAAACATCTTTTAGTTCTTCATTAAACTGTTTAACAGTAAGTTGCTCAATCCAATCCCCTTGAATATCTTCCGGAACAACAACATCGTCCTCAGGAGAAAAGGCTTCGTAATATTCTCTGTAAAAACTTTCTTTTTGAAGTTTATGAATAGTGGTTTTAATTGTGTCTAAACGTTCGTTTACGGCATCAGCATAACCACCTAACCCTTCAGCCATTACAGCTGATCTGTTCATGTAAGTTTTAAACTTTCTTAGTTTTGATAATTCTTCAGAAAGTCCAATTACATGTTTACCAAAGTCGTCGTACAAGTTACCACCTTCACTAACGTGACGTGCTATTGCTCTTGCACCACTTAAATGCTTGTAAGGATATTTAAATCTTTCACCATCGGCGTTTTCAATATGAATACTTTTAATCTTTGTCGATCTATTTGTTTCATAATTCATACTTTCTGTATGTGTAATAATTAACTTTGAACTGCCAATATCTTGGAAGCTCTTTTTACTTGTGCCGTATAATTTTGATTCGCTCATTGTGGTGTCTCCGAATTTTTCCTTACGTAAATATTCGTAATCTCTTCTATCTAAATTGCTTTTCGTAATATCCCTTATATCAAAGTTCAGCATACGCTTTTTAGCAAACATTCTTAGTTCTTTTAAAAATGAATACCAGTTATCTTTGCCTATCTGATCTTCATCAAACAATTTCTGACTGTACATAATAGTTAAAGATTTTTCATCAAGAGCTAAATTTACGTTTTGTCCGTTTGTAATCTTTACATCAAAAAACCTAGCTTGGCCAGGTTCGTTAGTAATTGTGCTTTCTTGATTGCCAAGAGTTACGTTTTGATAACGTCCTCTAATTTTATCAAATAAATCTTTCGCTATGATATCTAACTTGTCCATACTGTATTTATCAATAACCACTAATGAATATAGGCATCGGCGGTTCATAATCCTCGTCTGTTTCTGCCTGCGTAAAAGTATTGTACACTCTTGGATCCCAATCTTTTAAAACACCCATCATTCTTATAGCAAGAAGTGTTGCACTTATAAGGTCATCCGTCATACCTACTTTTGCTTGATAACTAGATCCTGTTGCAACGTAACCTTTTAGTTCTGAAATTAAGGGCTTTGAATGCACAATCATTTTATCATTTTCTATCATGGTTTTTAAACGACTACACGCAGTAACCTTTGTACTGTGTGTAGTATTGAAACCTTTGCGGAATTTACGAACGTGTCCTTTGCGGATAGGCTCACTGACGAACAAACCCGGAATGTTCTCTTCTCCGTAATCGTTTATAACAATAAGGGCAGCCTCGCCTAGTCCATTGTTTTCCACGCTCCAATAAATTCCTTGCGGGTTACTTGTGGTATCAGCAACATATTTACATATGTCTGATAAAACTCTAATTTGTCCTGGGATAGCAGTTGTGTTATGACGCCATTCTGCTACTTGTTCATATGTAGGGAGTTCTATAACTTGTATTGCGGCATAGTCGCCTCCTGTTCCCATGCTTGGATCAAGTGCAATACAATACGTGTACTCTGGAGATGGCTTTTTATACCAACGTGTTTGACCCATATTAAGTATTGGACTGCCGCCTTCCATTACAGCAAGTTTAATTGAGTTAATTAATGTTTCGTCGAATACTAAGAATTCACATCCGTACTCACGACGGAACTTTTCTTCGCCAATACGTCCAATTTCTGCATCACGCCATTTTTCATCACGGTCGGGGTGTTCGTCCCAACTTGCTCTAAATGCATGAAATCCGTTAATACCTACTTCACTTTCGTTTCCTGACTCGTCAAACTTTTGTTCTGCTTGTTTCCAAATAGTAGCAAATGTATCTTCATCACTGTTTGGTGTGCTGGTAATAATAGCACGACCACCTGTTGCTAGTGTAGGTGATATTGAAGTCCAAAACTCTTCCGCAATGTTAGGTTGTACAAACGCAAACTCGTCACAGTATAGTAGCGAGATAGACATACCACGTCCTGTGTTGCCTGTTGTTGTTTGACTTACAATGCGTGATCCGTTTTCGAACTCAATGCTACCTTTGTTGTAACTTGTAACACCTGCTCTAATATGGTCTGGACACGTTTCATATACATAGCGTATACGTGCCATAATCTCCTGTGCACCTGTGTATTTGTGTGCGGCAATTAGAATAGTTTGATCTGGATTAAACATTGCATACCAAGCAAGATAGATAGCCGCACAAGTAGTCTTACCTGTTTGTCTTGGCATCATATTAATATTAAATCTATAACTGTGATATGAATGCATTAAACGCAATTGATATTCATAGGGATCGAATAAAAGTTTACCTTGCACAGGATGTTGAATAAATGCAAAGTGTCTTGCAAAATACAAGTATCCTAGATCGGGGTCCATACATTGAGCAAGATCTTGAATCTGCTGTTCTGTGTATTGTTCTCGTTGATTTGCTTTTTTGGTTAAAACACCATCTAAACTCTTACTCATGATCTACTCAAAATCAAAAAAGAAACTTAATGTTTTACGTTTGTCAAATGTAAAATCATTTACTGGAGAATGTAGCATTTGTCCGCTATACATTACCATTCTATTAGGACACGCTCCAATTTCTATATCTGGAACTGTGTCATACTGTGTCCTATAAAACGCTGTACCTCCACTCGATGTTTGATCGAAATATAACATACCTGCTACACCTGTATGATCAGTATGCGGCGGATGATACTTCGTGTTCTTTTTTGACTGTAGTACCTCCTCTGTTATTGTATACCTCAACAGCATATGCCAGTTTTTAATTGGCTTGCCTATAATAGATTTTATCTTGTTATATATTAATTTATCCAAATTTTCATCAAAGGTATGTACATGCTCTGTTTCATAAACAGGATATGCTTGTAATCTATTGCCGTAGTATATTCCGTACGGTTGATATATTGCATCAAATTTGTAGTCATAAAACTTTTCGTTTATTTCTTCAAAATCTTTAGGTTCTAAAAAACAATGATCGACGTAGAATCCGCCGCTTTCTATATAGTCCTGAATGTCCATGAAAATATTTACAAAAAAATAGCGGCCGAAGCCGCTATTATGAGTTTATTTTTGATTTAAGCCTTTACGCAATTATCAACTGTTTTGCCACCCTTTTTCTTGGTGCCCATACGCTTGTAGCCTTTCCAACAAGCCTTGCCGTCAACGCCTTTTTGCTTTTCTGTTTCTACAGTCTTTTTTTTTGATTCGTACATGCTTTTTAGTTCTGCTCTAAGTTTTGCTTCTAGTGCCATAGGATTGTCACCGTCTGCTGCCTTAGGATGTGCGTTCTTTTCTTTGTTAAGTCCGCCTGCTAAATCTCTAGTCATGTATTGTGTGTCTTTGTATTCTTCTTCTGGTTCGTTTGCATAGCAATCTTCGTCAACATCTTCTTCGTCTTCGTGCGGACTTGCGTGTTCACCACAGTCACTGCAGATACCCATACCGTTTTCGTAGTTCTTTATAGGGGCGTCACAGCATGAGCTGTTTGGTCCATCGTAACGGCCTTCGCCCATATCTTCGTCTTCTGGGGCCATAATAGCCTTTAACTTGACCATTTCATCGCCTGCACTAGGAGGTCCCATTTTTGGTTCTGGCATTGGCATTGGCATAGGTGCTTTAGGAGCATCTGCTCCAGTTGCCGCTCTAATTAATCCCATTAAATCTTCTACATTTTCTTTGCCTTTGGCGTTTAGATTTACATTGATTGACACTGGTTGTCCATCATCTTGCGGTGCCATTGGTGCAGGTGCTTGCATTGGCATGTCACCACACTCTGTTGTCGCCGCATCAAAAGATTCTAAAATCTTTTTCATTTCGTTTGATTCTTGTTTTGCTGGGCCTTCAAATGTTCCATTTTCAATAGCATTTAAATTGCCTAGTAGTTTATTCATATCCATTTGTTAGCCTCCTACAACCGATTTGGTGTTTTCTTCTGTGCTGATATCTGCAGACTCTCCTTTTGGAGCACCGTCTACAGGATCAATATCTCTTTCGTTGCGAGCCTTTTCTAGTTCAGCAAGTAAACTCATTACTCTGCTAGTGCCTACTTCTTCCTGAGCTGATTCTCCGCCCATATCTTCTGTTTCTAGTTTTGTTTCATAAGGTGCATCTTCTTGACCATCTTGATATGCTTCTTGTGGCTCATTTACATTTCTTACAATTACATGTGCTTGATCAATGTTACAGCAATTACCTACATACTCACGCATAATTTGAGGTGTAGTTGGATAGTCTAGCGTTGCTTCGTAGTAAGTAATTTCAACATTGTCTAATTGTGGAAAATCTAGAGGTCTTTTTTGAATTGGTGTTTTCTTGCCTGGGGAAATAGTGCCTTTAAATTTCTGTAAGGCAGTTTCAAGTGTATCTGCAAACCCTTCTGGAATCGGTCCTGCAACACCAATTTTAAATTCATATTGTTTTTTTGCTGTTTGTATATAATTTTCTAATAACATAGTACACCTCTATACTTATTTATCCATACCCTTTAGCTTTTCTAGCAAACTGTTACGATCTGTTATAACGTAACCTTCGCCATTTACAATATCTGCACCGTCAGGGTTGGCTTCTTTATCCATTTTTTCTTTCTTAAGTTGCAACTCTACCATTTTTAATTTTTTATCTAGTTTAGCAACCTTGGCATCCAAACTTGTTTTTAACATACCGCCAGCAACTTCAAAAATTCTACCGCTATAACGACTTTCAACATTCATGCCTAAGTCCATTAAATCTTCGTATGCTTGTGTTGCTTTTTCTGCTACATCATTAAGTTCTTTATCTGCCATTTCTCCCAAACCTTTAACAGCAGGAAGTGCCGCAGTAATTTTATCAAATTCTGCAATACGATCAAATGTATCTTCTTGAGTCTTTAACTCTTGTTTTGCTTTTTCTTTATTTTTAGATTTTTCTTCATCAATTAATTCTTTTGAATCAGGTAAATCTAAAAGTTCTTCTAACTTCTTAGTCATAACACTTGTATTTAGCGTCTACTGCCTTGGTGGAAAATATCTTTCTCAGTCACTATTCTAAACTTAATACCTTTTTGTTTAGCCCAGGCATTTGCCGCTTCCCATTTTGCTTGATTTAAAATCCAATGAGCTTGATTTGCTCTACTTCTACCAGTCTTTTCTTTTACCGCTTGATTTTCTGGTTTAACTTCTATTACTTCTACATGATTTTTGCCATTTTTATCTGTATACTGTATAAAGAAATCAGGAACATAAATTGTTTGTTTTCCTGATAAAGGGTTTCTATATGGAATTTGTATTGCTTCACTTGCCCATCTGCTTATACTAGGAGATTCATCACAAAATTTCATAAATGCAAACTCCCAACTTGATCTGTATGTAGGCTGTTTAGTACCAACATATTTGTCAGGGTTTTTTAGATTAAATTTTCCTTGGGCAAAACGTGACATTATACAATGATGTTTCTTGCTTCTGTACGTTCAACGATATCTTCAATTTTAAATCCAATAGTACTAATTTTTTCTCTATTGTAATTCATAATTTCAGTTACAACAACACTTAGTTGTAATTCGTTCAAACCTTTTAATGTATCAAGGATTTCAAAAACTTTAATACCGTCTAGTTTGGCTTGTTGCATAATTACAGTGCCAACTGCAATGGCAGCCGATTCGTCAAAGTCTCTTTTACTAAAAAATCCAATTACAGCATCAACTTCATTGCTTGGAAAAGATAAAGGTTTATTAAAATAATTTGTAAATGCAAGTTTTGTTTTATCTGCACTATCTGTTGATTTAGACTTAGGTAGGTTTAATTTTGTTACTGCTTCGTTCGCTTCCATTAGTTAAACTCTCCATTTTTTGCTCCTGATACTGCCGCATCTCTCTGATCTTGTTTAACACCTTCAGGTAAACTATCCCAGGCCGCATTAATTGCATCCGGAGTTGCATCCCCGCCTGCGGCAATGTGTGCCTTTTTAAATGTAGTGGCTTTGGCTAGATCATCTTGTGCATTTCTATTACCTAACAATCCGCCACTTACGTCTGACCAGCTTTTTCCACTTAGCAATCCGCCGAGTGCAACAGTTCCTCCTGCTATTGCAAGGTTTTTCAAAGCACCGCTTCCGCTTCCTTTTGAAAATGCTGTATTTGCAACCCCACTTACATCGATGCCAGCCGCACTTCCGATTACATCTTTAAGAATACCAAATCCTTCTTGACGCAACCCATCACTTGATAAGTTGCCGCCTGCTCTAATTACATTGCTGGCTTTCAACACAGTGCCAAGTAAGTTGCTAGGATTTGCAAATGCGTTACCACTTGTAATATCTGACAGAACATCAAGGCCGCCTTCTAGTACGCCGCCTGCACCCATTAGACTTGTTACGCCGCCACCTTTTAAACTAATCGGACTTGGTGTTTTATCATAATGGTCAGTGGCAAACCCTGCTGGAGCAGATCCTTCAGATACAGGTCCTCTAGTATAAAACACTGCTTCATATGCAATTTGGCAAGTGTTTGATACTGGATCACTTAACGATTGATCCATAGTATCATGTTGCCATTGTGTAATAATAGGGTTAACTAAAACAAATGCTGTATAACGTTTTCTTGACATTTGATAAATTATAATACTATCAAAAAACGGTTTAAAACTGTCGTTATCAAAACCAAATCTTAATTGGTTATTTTCAGGACTAGAAAAAGCACTACCTCTATTATAAGGTGAGGTTTCATTTGAAGGTGCTTTAAATGCCGGAACGTTTGCAACAGGCTTTCCTGCCGCGTCAACTTGAGCATAGTTACCATCTCTATAATAATACCTGTAATATGCTTCCCACATAGCGGTAGTAATACCAAAGTTATCGTCATGGAAAACACACGTAATTGGTTGGTAATCAATTCTTTGTTGTACTACACGCTTTTTATTATATTGATGTCTTGTTTGAGTTTCAACTTGAAACGATGGTAAATCAATTGACTTAACAAGCATGTTAAGTTCGTTACTGTGCTTTTCTCTTAGTTGAGGAATAGTTCTAGATGCTTCTCTATTAATATTAAAATTTACATGATAGAGAAATTTTGATTTAGGTGCAAGCCTAAATGCGTCATCTACGTATAGTCTAGCACCGTGTTGAAAATCCCCTAAGTTTCCTTTTGGGTTTCCTGCACCACTTGCTAAATTATCTAAGAATCCTTTTAATATGCTCATACTGTATTTAGCACATTAGATTATGTACGCAGATAAAAAAAAGGGCGAGAAAAAATCGCCCTTCCTTATTAAGGTAAAGTCAGTTATTAAACAGCACCGCCACCAGTTGATAGAGTATTAATTGTTCTACCTACTGCTGTACCAATACCAGTACCTTGTGGTGTTTGGATTGCGTTGTCGTATCTAATTGACATTTGGATTTGTACAGGTTCAGAACTGTTATATGCTAACTGTTGGTAGTTTACGTTTTCTACGTAAGCACCATATAGCTCAAACGTTTCTAAAACACTAACATCATTTGCTCCGTTGCCACCATCTAGTATTTCAATACGTGCTACAAATTTGTAATCTGCACCACTTGCCGCACTAGATTGTTCAAAGAAATCAAATTGTTTCTGAATCTGTTCGCCGACTAACTTCTGAACTCCGCCAGTTACATCGTCTCTTACGTTTAACGTAATAGGTTCCCAAGTATGCTTACCAGCATAGTTAACTTTTGAGTTATAAACATGTAGTTCCATGTTTTCAAAAGTTAAATTAGGACGAGTAACGTCAATAACTTGTTTAGTTATTTCAGTGCTTGGTGAACTGACGCCAAAGTTTTCTAAAGTAACGCGGAAGCGATACTGTAGTTTTGGCATCAACAAGCCCTGACTGGAACTAGAAGCACTGCTGTCCAAAGGCACTGTTAATTTTGATAATGTTGAAATTGCCATTTATTTGCTCCTGTTAAATATATTTATCCATTAAAGGCCTGCTATTTCACCGGTGTTTTTCAAGCGTAGCGGAATGTAAATAAATTCAACTGCTTTCACTGGCTCAATCGCAATATCTACATAAAGCTCGTTACGATCAATTCTATTTGGCGTGTTGTTTGATTCATCACACACAACTAGGAAGTCATAAAGTGCTCTCTGTCCCACAAGTTCTAATAGTAAACTATCGACCTGCTGTTTGATTTCATCTCTTGTAATCTTATCGTTTGGTTCAAACACATAAGGTTTAGCAAGTTTGTTAAGTTGACTACGTAAGTAGATAACCAAACGTGCAACGTTAATTCTATCTAGTGAACTAGCGTTTCTAGCACGAGTTTTCTGACCGTAGTTAACAAGTCCTGCACCTTGTAAGAATGTTACAGGGTTAACATTGTTTGAGTACAATGTATCACGCTGTCCTTCATTAAGTGCAACACTTACAAATTCGCCCTCAGCATCAATGTAACCTGCCGCTGAAGCATTAGTAATACCACCGCGTCTTGTACCTGCTGGTGCAAACCATGGATAACTAACTTGATCACTTAGTGCCATTGTTCTTAAGATACCGTGTGATGCTGGAACAACAATGTTGTTACCTGCGTTATCACTAGTATATAAGCTCGGATAGAACACACCTAAGTATTCATCTCTTGACACAAGCCCTTCGTCGTTGTCTTCAACTGCTAAATTAACGTTAGTTGCCCATTCGTTAATTGATGTTGCATCTGGTGTTAGTCTAAATGGACTATCGCCAACGATAAATGCAGTTAAGCCTCTGTCGTTGTTTAGTGCAATCATTTCACCAATTAGTTCTGGATAACCTGGACATGCCATTACGTTAAACAATCTTGATTCATCATCGCGAATTTCTTGATTACTGTTAACCAATGCTTGTAGTCCTTGTACAACAACTTTACGCTGTGCCTTGCGACCAAATGTACCTGCACCGTTTTCTTGGTTAGCTGATTCAGTAACCCAACGGTGTGGATAGTAGCCATCCATTGATTCGTCGTTAAAGCGACCATTATCATTTGCTTTATCAATGTAGTTACGAACAAACTTCTTAACATTAAAGCCGCTACGTCTTAGATTCCAAAGCAACATACCTTTTGGATATAGTGCTGGATCTGGAGCATCTGGGTCTAAGAAGTTACTAGTAAGTAACGCATCAATGTCTGCCATTTTATCGCTAGTAGCACCACTTGATCCCCAACGTGCATCAGCAAATAAAATACCGTCTTCAGTAGTTTGGTCACCTGTGTCTAACAAATTCCATTTTGCTGTTGTAGCATTGTACTTGTAAATTGTTGGATAGTTTTCGATGTCCGAAGTATCAATCCAAATGTCGCCTGTTTTTAGTGCAGTGCCATCTGATTGACCATCAGGCTCAGTTGCACTAACAATAGGACCTGCAGGATCAGTTTGTTCTGCTTCGTCTGCATCGTAGAATGGGCTAGTAGTATCTAAGTAACCTACCCATGTGCTACCATTATGAATCATAAGGTCTACTTCGTCAACAATTGAGTTATACCAAAGTTGTCCATCTGTCGCTAGTGCAGTTGGAGCATCTTCACTTGCTGTGTAAGAAAGTACTTTCCACTGTGTAGCAACAAAATCATTTGCTGTGTCACCTGCTGGTGCCGCATACAAATTAGGTGTACCGTTGTTAGCATCAACATATGCCGCAAAGCCGATATCGCCTAGTATGCCATCAGTGTCAAGTAATCTAAAGTCACCTGCTTGTGCATGACTAATAACAACTTTGTTTTGTGCGTTAACTGTTGCACTTACATGCTCAAAGTCGCCGCCGTTGATTGCTTCTGCGATTGCTTCAGCGTCTACTGTTGCGTCAGTACCACCAATAGTAACGCTTACAGTAATTGCCGCTTTTAATGCCGCTTCGCCTGTGTCACTTTCTTGAATGCTAATTTGGTATGAACCTGCTCCAAGTCCTGTTGTAACAACATTACTTGTAATTGAAGTAGGACCAGTTCCAACTCTGCTAAACAATTTAAAATCAAACTCTGCATCTGAATCTTCGCTGACGTTATATTGTGCGTACAGTGTGCCAACTGCAAGATTCTGTCCACCGCCAGTTTTATCTAACTGTGCGAGTGCTGTTGAGTTATTTTCATAAATTGGTGCCGCGTTGTCTACCCAAAGTTTAGTAGAATCATTCCATTTCTTAACTCTTAGTTTTGCACCTAAGTTAGGATCTGTTGTTTTAAACCAAATAGATCCAGTCGGACGTGGTGCTGAGTCAGTTGACTTAAATGCTGGAATGCTAGTATGTGGACCAATGTTTAGTTCAGGTGCCCAATAACTACCTGCTGTAATTCCTAAGTCTGATAATGGAGTACCAGTGTCATTAGAAATAATAATATCAGCAGTTGAGCTGTCTGATGGTGCCCAAGAACCGTCACTGTAAAGTGCTAGTTTGCTGTTAACTTTCTTAGCAGTTACGCCTGTTACGTTTGTTACTGCATTGATGTTAACAACAAGTGCGTCAATGTCTGCACCCATTAAAATTCTTTCATCGTTTAATTGAATTGCATCTGAAGCAGTCAATGAACTCGGAGTAGCTGTACCTTGTACTGCAATCCAGGCTTTTTTCCAAGCACTTGAACCAACTTTAACCCAAGTATTGTCACCGTTTTTATAGTACAATCTGTTAAGTGTTGTAGTAGCAACTAGTACATAGTCACCAATTGAACCAACACTAGGCTTAGGATCAGAAGTAGCATCACTGCCTACTAGTTGTGTTTTATCTGTAATGATTGTAGGAACTTTGTTAGTGAATGTTTGGCCGCCTGTTGCTGTAATAGCATTGCCGTTCCATTCAAAAAGACCTACTCTTGAAATCTGTGTGTCAAACCAAGAAGTACCATCTTCTGGATCTGCCGCAGGTGCGTCTGCAGATGCAACTAGTTGATTTGTATCAACGTCTGCTCTTACAACATATGCTCTGTTGCTTACGCCTAAGAATGAGTAAGCCGCTTGTAAACCGTATTCGTTTAACTCGCCTGCGTGAATTGGATTATTGTTGTTATCTGTTAAAAAAGTTGGATCTCCAAATAAATCCGCTAATTCTCTCTGTGAAGTAACTAGGTAAGGTTTGCCGGCGTTTGCTTTTGTAGTTGCCGTTGCTGTGCCTGTTCCAGATGAATTTGTTTTGTCTTGTGCAGACGCTACAAAAATCATTGGAGTCATTCCTGGCTCAGCCGGGGTGTAAAAACTTTCGTCTATAACACTAACCTGTACTCCTGGTGATACTAATGCCATGTGTTTTCTCCTGTACGCATAATAAGTTTATTTGCTACTGTATTTATTATCTAATCAAGAAAATACCGTTATTAGCACTTAAAAAAAGGGACCAAAAAGGTCCGTTTGATGTAAATACTTGTATGAGACCGCTTTGTAAATGCAAATTAAGGCCTTGTGCTGTTAATTACAAAAAAGGTAACAAGGTTTACTATCGATCAAAATGCGAAGTTTGTCTCTATCACAAGTCTACAGTTTCGCCTTTGTGGAAACAAGCAGGATACACAAAAAAAGATTCTTGTGAAAAATGTGGATTTACTAGTCAGCACACAGAACAGTTTGATGTGTTTCACATTGATGGTGATTTAACAAATTGTAGATATTCAAACTTAAAAACAGTATGTGCTAACTGTCAGCGTATCATGCAGAAAGAAGGTGTAAGGTGGAAGCAAGGCGATCTTGTACCTGACCATTAAGAGCATCTAGATCACTATCATTATAAATCACTTGATTAAAATCTGTTTGAGCCCATTCCCATTCTGAGCGATGCACGTCTTGAGGCTCAACACCAATGTCTTGATACATCCTAAACCAAACAGGATCTGCTCCTCTTTTTACAACCCATACTTGACCGTTAAGTTTTTTCACCATTTCGACTTCGTTTTTAAAACGTACATCTGGAATGACAAAGTTAACTGTAGGATTGTTTAGGATTTCTTGTTTTACAAGACTTACCCAAATGTTATCACTAAATCCATTACGCATACACTCAGTACCAAACTCTTGTAGTACTAGTCGTGGAGTAATTGTACGGCCTGTTTCTTTAGTCCAAAAATCATCTTGGGTTTCACGCCACTCTCTTGATTCAACTGTTTCACCTTCTAGCATATCTCTATCCCACCCAAACACAGATGCAACTCCGTCTTTGAGTTTATCAGCAAAACTAATTTTTTTGAAGTTGTGTTTTTCAACTAGAGTGTCTGCGACAGTTCCTTTGCCGCTACCAATTAAACCGCAAATACCAATAATCATTAAGATTCCTTTGTAAAATAAAATATATTATATGATATTTTATTACAAATGTCAACCATATTTTTTTATGCTAAATTGATTCAAAACTTTTTCTTGTTTTCCTATTAAACTTTCTAACGATTCCCAAACTCCAAAAGGAGTTTCTGCATTAATAATGTTCAAAGAGTTGTTAGTGTTATGTTTATTAGGTATGTCAACAATTAAGTTATCTTTATAATAAATTTTTATTGTGCCGTGCATATTGGATACGTGTTTTTGAAAAACTACATTAACAAACTTTTTCCAGCTGTTATCCTCCTCATGCCAATCATCGGTTACAGGTGTATAGGATTGACTATGATATCTAAGTACGAACTTAGTTTTCAGTTGCTGTGTAGGATTTAATAAAAATTCTGGAGGACAATGTTCGTCGTGTGCAATTATACAGTCTACAGTTTGATTTTGCATGTGGCCATAAATTAACCGCTGATTGCCAGGATTAACAAACAAGGACTGTGTATGTGGTATACTTTCAAAATAAGTACATGAAACTGGTACTTTAATTTTCGAACTGTAATGTAAAGCTACAAATACTTTAGCAGGATAGGACCAATCCTTATTAGAAGAATACCATTTAGAATATCTGTCTTCTAAATATTCTTTTATAAGTTTATGTGATGTATCAATTTGTCCGGTTTGTACAAATAGTTTAGCCAATGGTAAATCCGTAACCTACGCCGCCTGGCACATTCATAGAAATGTCTACTTCTAATTTTTCCATTTCTGCTTGTGCTTCTGCTTTTAGTGCATCGCCGTTGAGGGCTGATCCACCTTGTGGTCCTGCGATAGTTGCGAATTTAGATCTTGCCTCGCCTAACATATACTTGCATTTAGCCAATGCATAGTCTTTAATCCATTGTTTGGCAAGATAGTCATCAAACAACTGAGAGTCAGGACGATAATTGTAAACATATAAAAGCAGTTCTTCTTCTGCTCTTGGACGTTGTAATATTGTTAGTTTTTTAGTAGTAGTATTCCAGTTAAATTCAATAAATGAACCAAACATGCGTCCTACTAGTTCTTGATAACTTGCAAACGCATTATAAGTTGCAAGTCCGCCCATGTTTGAACTTGACAGCAAATATGTATTAGTGTATGCCATATTAAATGGTTCAAACACAGTGCCGCCATCGCCGCCGCCTGTGCGTGATCCTATTGAGCGTCTAAAAATCTTTCTTACTTCGATAACTTCATTTGGCAAAATATATTCATTTTGGTCAATAATAGTTGGCATAAACAAATAACTTTCTTCAACAGAGTTATCTGATCTTTGACGGAACTTGTTTAGTGCATTATCGATAGCAGTTTCATAGTGTATTGGATCTAATTCAACATCAACCATGCCGCCGCCGAGCATTGCGTAGATGTAATCTGTTATTTCTTTTTTCTGTGTTTGTAAGTCAGCCATATGAAGTCTCCATAGTATTTATCATACGAATAAATACATGTGTTATGCCGAGAATAAGTTTATATAAACCAGAAAAAGGAAATGACTATAATTTCCTAGACAAGCAGATAACCGAGATGTTTACTGTAGGAGGTACAGATGTATTTCTACACAAGTATCTTGGTCCTACCAATCCAAGTGATGCAGATGCTACTGCCGCTACGCCTCAGTATGATGCTGTTAAAGAAACAAACATTCAGGACATGCTATTTTTAGAAAATAGAGATAGAAAATATGATCCTGACATTTATCAAATTAGAGGCATCTATAATGTACAAGATATAGATTTTGATCTTAGTCAATTTGGTTTATTTTTACAAAATGATACACTGTTTATGACAGTTCCTATCAATTATACTGTAAAAACAATCGGTAGAAAAATTATGCCAGGCGATGTAATTGAATTGCCACACCTTGTAGACGAACATGCACTTAATGATTATAGTGTAGCACTTAAAAGATTTTATGTAGTCGAAGATGTAAACAGAGCCGCAGAAGGTTTCAGTCAAACATGGTGGCCGCATCTTTATAGATTAAAATTAAAACAAATAGTAGACTCGCAAGAATTTAAAGATATTTTAGACTTGCCAGCAGAAGAAGGAAGCAGTCAAACATTGCGTGATGTGCTTTCAACATACGAACAAGAAATGCAAATTAATGATGCTGTTCTCGATCAAGCAGAAGCAGATGCTCCTAAGAGTGGATACGACACATCGCACTACTTTACATTACAAGTAGACGACAATGGCAAAACCGAGCTTGTAGATACAGATGCAGACGGTGTTGGTGATACAATGGCACCACCAGAAAGGACTGGTTATAGTGGTTACTTGTTAGGTGATGGTATACCTCCAAATGGAAATGCGTTTGGACATGGAATAACATTTCCTACTCAAAATGAAGAAGGTGATTATTTCTTAAGGACAGATTTTATGCCAAATAGATTGTTTAGATACAACGGTGAAAGTTGGATTAAGATGGAAGATAGTGTGCGTCATACGTTATCTAACACTAATACAAGAAGCAACTTGAAAGGTACATTTATTAATAACACAAACTCTAGCGACATTGGCGGAGACACTGTTGAAGAAAGACAGAGCTTATCAGATGCATTGAAACCTAAGGCGGATAACTAATGCAACACTTTTACGACGGACAAATTAGACGCTACATTACTCAAGTTATTCGGTTAATGAGTAACTTCTCTTACAAAGACGGTGATGGTGATTTAAAACAAGTTCCAGTAATGTATGGCGACATGACTCGACAAGTTGCTAATATTATTCGTGACAACTCGGAAAACAAAATACCAAGTGCTCCTAGAATATCTGTGTTCATTACAGGACTAGAAATGGATAGAAGTAGAACAAGTGATGCTACATTTGTCGACAAAATGTTTATTAGAGAACGTGCCTACGATGACGATAACCAAGAATATTTAAACACACAAGGTAAAAATTACACAGTCGAAAGACTTATGCCTACACCTTATATTTTAAAAGTGCAGGCTGATATTTGGTCAACAAATACTGAGCAAAAACTACAAATACTAGAACAGATACTAATGTTGTTTAATCCAAGTTTAGAAATACAAACAACAGACAACTACATTGATTGGACCAGTTTAACTGTAGTTAACTTGGACGATGTAACATTTAGTTCAAGAAGCATACCTGTAGGTGTTGACAGTGATATTGATGTTGCTAACTTAGTATTTTCAACACCAATTTATATTTCACCGCCAGTTAAAGTTAAAAAACTTGGTGTTATTACAAATGTTGTAATGAGCATATTCGACGAGTCAAGAGGCAATATTGACCTCGGAAAGGCATTCCCACAGTTAAACACTTATGCTTCTGAGATACCTGGAACAGACGGAGATTGGGGTATGGGCACTGACAGTCTTAACTTGCAAGTTAGCATGGGCAATGGATCTAGTGATGTAAGTACAGGATACGAAAGTTACGACTTAATTGTGTTAAATGGTTCTGCTCAACTTGCCGCACAAGGCAGGGTTGGTGTCGATAGATGGATAGATTTGTTTGATGCAATGCCAGGTACGTATCAAGCAGGCGTTACCCAAATTCAGCTTAAAAGAAATGATTTAGACTCGAGCGTAAATGCAACAGTAGCAATAAATGAGTTAGATGACACAAAACTAGTATTAAATTACGACCAAGATACTATTCCTACTAGCACAGTAATAGTAGGTCCAGAAACAACTAGTGGCAATATTGATAAGATTATTGATCCGTTAAAATACAATCCCACCGACGATAAAACGCCAGGCTTTAGGTTATTGCTATTAGGGCCAATTGGTGACGAAGGTAATGCTGATGGACCAGATGCTTGGAAGGGACCAAGCAATATAGACTTCCATGCAGACGAAAATGATATCATTGAATGGGACGGAACCGAGTGGCAAATCATCTTTGATGCTAGTGCGGCAGATGATTCTAGCACAACATATGTAACTAACCTCAATACAGGAATACAATATAAGTTTGTAAACGGTAGTTGGATACTTTCATTTGAAGGCGAATACCGAAACGGCACCTGGAGAATAGTATTCTAAAATAAGTATTTGCATGACAGATACTATTTCTTGTAGCGGTGGGTTATTCTACTGCATCGAAACTAAAAGATTTTTGCTACTACATAGAACAAATCCTCGGACACCGGTTTGGGGACTAGTAGGCGGCACAGGTAATCAAGACGAAACACCCTGGACTACTCTTCAACGTGAAATTGAGGAGGAAATTGGTCCTTTGCCTGACATTAAAAAGACTATACCGCTCGAAACGTTTGTATCCAATGATGAAAAGTTTTTATTCTACACTTACCTTATAGTAACTTCAAAAGAATTTATTCCTGCCCTCAACGATGAGCATGACGGGTATGCATGGGTAAGTTTTGGTAAATGGCCAAAGCCTTTACACAACGGATTAAAGAACACATTACAAAACAAAGCAAACCAACAAAAACTTAAAACAGTATTTGAAGTAATAGACTTACTATGATTAAAGTATACGGCGACATAATGCTCGACAGATGGATTATCGGTAATGCGTCTAGAATTAGTCCAGAGGCACCTGTTCCTGTGCTAAAAGAAAACAGCCAAGAAATAGCACCAGGAGGTGCAGCCAATCTTGCACTCAATATTGCTAGTTTAAACGGAAATATAGGAGTGTTTGGATCTATTGCATCTGATAAAGAAGGTTATAGCATAATTGATTGTTTTAAAGATTATGAAAAAATTGACTTTCAAGCATCATTAGATTCTACAATGACAACAACTAAAAATAGATTAGTTGGCCAAGGTGGTCAACATATTATGCGTTGGGATCGTGAAGAAAAATACAAGGGTGTAGAAGCATTACATAGACTTTTAAACAATTTATCTTCTGATGATTTAGTTTGCGTAAGTGATTATGCTAAAGGCACAGTGCGTAATAATACTATAGAAAAAATTCTAAAACGTAATTGTAAAGTTTTAGTTGATCCAAAACAAGGTCCAGAAGTTTATAGAAATGCATTTCTTGTTAAACCAAATATGAAGGAATATACTGAATGGTTTGGCGAATTTAGAAAAGAAATTGCACTTGTAAAATTAAAAGAGTACGGCTGGAAATATCTTATAGTTACTGACGGTGCTAATGGGTTACACGTAATCAGCGATGATATGAAGTACGAACATTACCAAGAGCCAGCACACGAAGTTGCAGATGTTACTGGTGCAGGAGACACTGTGCTTGCTGTGCTTGCATACTATATAGAACAAGGATTAGACGTATTTGAAGCGGCTAAACATGCTTGCTATGCCGCCGCAAGAGCAGTTGAACACAGAGGTGTTCATGTGGTAACACATGAAGATTTGAAGCAAGACATTGTGTTTACCAATGGTTGCTTTGATATTTTACACAAAGGACATTTAGAATTATTACAATACGCAAAAGGCCTTGGAAAACGTCTTGTAGTAGGTCTAAATAGCGATTTAAGCGTGAAAAAACTAAAAGGTAACAATAGACCTTATAACGATGAAAATACACGTTATAACAATCTTTTGTCTTTACCTTTTGTTGATGATGTGTTATTATATGATGATAATACGCCTTACGAACTAATTAAAAAGATTCAGCCTAGTATAATTGTTAAGGGCGGCGATTATACATTTGACACGGTTGTAGGCAACGATTTAGCAAATGTTGTTATATTTCCAACAGTAGAAGGATATAGCACAACAAAGACATTAGAGAATATGCATGAGTGAAAAGAAGTATAACGGAAAGATTTTAATTACAGGAGCTCGAGGATTTATTGGCCAAAACATGGTACAATATTTTCTTGCAAAAGATTATGATGTTGACGGTTTTGAATGGGTTCCTAACATTATTCCAGACGTAACTCGTTATGATTGGGTAATACACTTAGGTGCTATCTCAGACACAACAGAACAAGATGTTGACAAAGTTTGGGAACAAAACTTTGAATTCACTAGTAGACTTATTCAAGTTTGTGATCAGTTTGGAGTTAACTTACAACTTGCTAGTACCAGTGCAGTATATGGTCCCGGGTATGACGGTTTTAAAGAAAATAGTAAATGTTTACCGCAAACCCCATATGCTTGGAGCAAGTATCTAATTGATAAAAGTTTGCGTGATGTAAGTTTTGAAAACTTTACTTCTCTTGTACAGTCATTCAGATACTTCAATGTTTATGGTCCGGGTGAAGGTCACAAAGGCGATCAAATGAGTATGGTTAGTAAGTGGCAGAAACAAGCATCTCATGAAGGAAAAGTAAAGGTTTTTGAAAACAGCGATACTTTTCATAGAGATTTAATTTGTGTATATGATGTTTGTAGAATACATCATTTAATGATGAACAAAGATGTAAGTGGCATTTTTAATGTTGGAACCGGAGAAGCAAACAATCTAGAAGAAGTTGCTAATACTATTGCAAAAAAATATAATGCAGAAGTAGAAACAATCAAAATGCCTCATCATTTACAGGGTCAATATCAACCGTTTACACAAGCAGACACAGAAAAACTTTTAGAGCAGATAGGTGATCATAAGTTTTGGACAGTAGAGGAATACCTAAATGATCAAAGTGTATGACAATATTTTTTAAAAGGAACAATGATGGAACAAACACGTTTAGAAGGTAAAGTAGATAAAGGTTGGGGATACGAAATTATCTGGGCAACAAACGACAAGTATGCTGGCAAAATCTTAGTTTTTACTAAAGCAGGAAACAAGTTTAGTATGCATTTTCATAAAGAAAAAGATGAAACTTGGTTTGTTAATAATGGCAGATTTTTGCTAAAATGGATCGATACTAAAGACGCTACCTTACA